TCCAGGAGGATTAGGCGTCGGCCAAAGGTTTACACACGGGAGGTTCTGCACCGTGATCGGGGGTGTGCCAATGACCGCATGGCTTGTTGCCGTAGTACCGTTCTGTCCACGGGCGCAGTTGATAAGCGAGTTACCCGAGATATTGGGATAACTGATTGTCTCGTTGTTGATCTTGATAAAGCCTGCCGCAGCCAAGCCTGTAGTCGTGCTCAGCTCAATCGTCGTATCCGTGGCGTTGATATCTTGGGCCAGGGTAATGGCCGTAATGTTCTCGTTCCCAGACTGCCGGTTGAACCAATACTGAATCGGGCGTCCCTGGGTGAGCTTGTTTGGAATTGAAGAATAGGTTGGCTCAGCAATGTTGCTGATGTTGATGTCGATCTGGTTCAGCGTACCGGGGTTCTGCCGGATGACCGTATCAAGGATCTGGATGGTATCCGAGGGAATGGGATAGATGGCCTGGCCTGTAACCAGCGGGAACGATCCCTGCTCCATCGTCCACAAATTCACGCCACGATTTGACCACTCTATCGTCAACAGATTTAATGACCGCCTGGCCGTCCGCAGATCGTAACCAGAACGCAGCTCACCACCGACGCGCTCAAACGCCTCTTCAATAAGATTGGAGAGGTCTAGGTTAAACGCTACGGTACCGGAGGTAGGCATTTTACTTTCCTAGTTTCTTCAATGTCTGAGCCAGGCGAGCACGCTGGCCCATCTTGCCAGGCTTCTTGGCAGCGGCAGCAAGTTTACCGGCAGGGATCTTCTCACCCTTCTTGACGCCAAGAGAGGCGCGTAACGCACCAGGCTTCTTGATTGCGTCTTTGATAAAACCACCAGACTTTGCAATAACAGTTTTGCCTTTACCCTTCTTGATCTGATCAATCGGGTCTTTGCTCATCTGGTCTTCTTTAGCCGGGTTAGGTGTAACCGTTTTCATCTGAACCTCGCTGTTTTTGCTGCAATTCGTTTTGGCTGTTTAACAAACTGTTTTCCAGCAGCTTTACCAGCTCTTTTCGCTCTAGTCGTCGCTGCATACTCTGAACTAGAAAGTGCGTTGATCGCCTTCTCTGGGAGGTAGCGCTCGCCGGTAACGGACGACGGTTTACCACTTCGTGTTGTCCATTTCTGCTGGCCCCATTCTTTTAAGCTCTGTTGTGGCTTCTTTAGCGGCATCGCGTTCAGTCCTTTTTCTCATCCGGTATACCTCTGCTGCTTTCAAAACCCAGGAAAACACATTCCCGTCTCGCTTCGGGTCGTATACCGGTGCCCGGATCACTTATATCCACCCCCCTTAGCTTTGTACTGCTTAGCCAAGAGCTGTGCTTTGCGGGCTGACCACTGACCCGCAGCAGTCCCCTGAGTCGCGGAACCTTTAATCTTTTCAAAAAGGCTCTTACGCATCCCAGGCTTCGTATAAGTACCTGCCTCATTGACGCGAGACTTGACTTTGCCACCCTCTTTATACTGAGTGAAAGTGTCTCCATCTTTCCGCCTCCCGGTTTTGGCAGTTGGCATTTTGGACGCCCGGACAGCGCCCATCCCACGGCTAGGCATCAATTTACACCTCCACATCTCACATTGTTGACTATTCTACTAACATGAGATTGCCGAACACCATATCTTTTTGCTAGCTGTGATTGACTAAACATCGAAGCAAAATATAGCCCTCTAATTTCTTTTACCTGAGAATTGCAAAGTTTTGCCATACCATTTGTTTGTCCATGCAACTTTGGTGCTTTGCTGCGACCTTTTTGAACTCTATCTTTTATGTTGTCCAAATTTGTTCCAACAAATAAATGACTTGGGTTGCAACATTTTGGATTGTCGCATGAGTGCAAAACATGCAAAGGTGTAGACAAAGAATCTATAAGCCCAGATAAAAAAGCTGCAACTCTGTGAGCATATGTACTTTTGGAGCCCGCATTAAACCAACCGTATCCTTTCCGGCTCAATGCGTTTTTCCACTCCCAACATCCGTCATTGGAAGTGTTTACTTTGCTCCAAAACCTATCTTGCATTTAGCACTTCCCGCCGCCGCGCTTCATAGCCATACCGCCTTTGGCCATCTTGCCCTTGCCATCAGCAGCAAACGCCGGGACTTTCTTCCCGCCCTTCACAACCATCGGCATACCACCAGCGGCCATCTTGACCATCTTGCCTTTGGTAGCGCCTTTTTTGATAACGCCATCAGGTTTGCTAGAGGTTTTGACAGCGCCCATTTTGGTAGCGCCCATACCAGTCATCTTTTTCATACCATTTTCCCTTTCGTCTTACCACGGACTGCACACCCATCAGCACGTTTAGATGCTGATGACACTTTTCCGCCTTTTTTCATTCCTGCCTGTTGCCGCTTTTTTTCTTCGTCACGATCTTCAATGTCTTCGGCCATTACATTTCCAACGACACCAAAACCACGAAGTAAATCTGGGTTCTTTGCAAGAATTGCGGGGCCAATCCCGAGCGCACCACTTTTGAGAGCGTCCCTCATGGTTACACCATCTTCCCGCGAGTTTTGCCACGCTGAGCGCAACCATCGGCAGAACGCACATAACCGCCCTTGGCCTTTTTAATCGGCTTACTGTATTCCTCTTCCTGGGTGTAGCCCATACGATCAGCTAATTCACTAGCCTTCGTCGTAGCGTATTTGACACCCTTTTTGATGCCTAAGAAGTCATCTTCAATCTTTGCTTCTTTGATCTTCTTGGTGCGGGTAGAGTCTTTGCGTTCCTGTTCCATTTAGATAATCCTTCCACGGGTTTTGCCGCGCTGAGCAATACCGTCTGCGCGTTTAGATGCGACCATGCCACCTTTCTTCATACCACCAGCCTGCTCGCGCATCCTGGTTCTAAATGCTTCAGCCTTGCGAGCAAGACGCTCAGAACCTGTCTGAGTATCTTCTTTCTTGCGGGCCTGTTCTTTCATGTATGCAGCACGTTCTTTCTGCATATCTGCTGCGCGTTTAGCGGCTGCTGTAGCGTCCTTGCCTTGCTCGTATGCTCTACGCTCATCACGGATATTGGAGGCCGTCAGAGCGGATTCCATGCGGTCTATGTCCTGTCCGCTTGGACCCATGGATTTTGGTGCTGCCGGAGCTGCTGCAGAACCACGACGGGTCAGACCACGCTGAGCATTGAGATAGTCACGCAGGTTATCAAACCCGGCAGACTTCATCTGCTCTTTGGTGACAATCGGAGCTTTGGCTGTATTAGCAGGAGTCTTAGTGCGCTCTACAAACTGGCGAATGCTTTCGGTAGCACCTGGCTCATCACTCATTTGGCTACGGCTATAGTCCATCGCTTCACGCTTGGACGCAGCCATAAGATTCTTAGCGTCATCGGACTCTAAGTATCCGCCGTTCTCATACCGTTTGACTTTGCGTTTCATAATTTCCTCTGCGCCATCGCGTCAAGTTTGGCTTCTAGTCTGCGGAAGCCGTCGTCAAAATGTTCACGGATCTTATCCAGATCCTGCCGCACTTCTGCACGGGTAATGTGCTCCCGAGCTACTTCTTCCCGCGTCCTATTAAGCAGGATGCTCAGACGATTGAGTTCGTCGAACTTACTTTTAAGCAGCATACCCATAATTGCCACTATCGCACTCAAAGCGATATTCCAAAGCATCATTTCCATTTAGCACTTCCACCTTTTTCTCGCTTGCCGAATACGGCTGTTGGGATCTTTGGCGGCTTCTGGAAACTGCTTCATCTGTCCAGCCGACCGTGCACAAAATGATTTGCGGCGCTTTGCCCGTTCTCCAGTAGGCTTGTCTTCTGTTACGGCAGTCTTGAGCTTTGACCCTGGATTGGCACGGCGATACGCTGCCACGCCTTTATCTGTCATACCAGCGCCCTGCTTAGTCGGACGAAAGTTGCCCGACTTCACAGAGGTCTTGATGCCCATGCCCTTAGCCATGATTATGCCCAAACTCTTTGTGGAGTGTTAGGTGCTTCTATCACCGGCAACAAAGCCAGCACATCTTCAGGCAACTCCTCACACCGCAGGTTTGCATGGTATCCAGGCACAGGCTTCATCTCAAGATACTCACCTTCCTCACCTTTGATGATCTTGCCTGTAGGGGTATAGATAGTGCCTATGACATCCAAGGCATACCCAGGTAGGGGTAGGCTATCCAAGGTGATCTCAGCGGCTTCTAGTGCCGCAAACAAGGCTTCCTCTGATGCTGCTTTTAAGTAGTAGTCAGTCATGTTGTCACCGAGTTAATGCTTGGAGTTGATCGTTGCTAAGACGAACGGGGTAGTAGGCTATGCGGCGGATGTGACCGTTGAGTTGGTATGGCGTTGTTCCTCCAGCATCTGCTGTTCCAATCATAAATTCATTTTGCGTGTCTAAACCAAAAACGGTATTTGTGGAGCTAACCAAACCAGAGTTTACGCTTAACGTAAAATTTGCATCAATAACAGCGGCTGTTTTTAATAACTGATCGGCTACTACAACCCCGAAATTAGAAGGTAATGATGGAGCGGTTGCGCCAGAACGTCCGACTAAAGTTGGGCTAATTGTGTTGTTGCGTGTGCTTCTTACACCATAACCATCTAAACCTGCTGTAGCAGTATTTCTTATACCCCACACATAAGATGCCTGTGTGCTAGTAGAAGTCGCATCAATAGAATACTCAGCATAAAACGTACTTACGCTTTGATTAAACCAACTACTAAAGTTAGTACCAGTCATCGTCGCAACATCAGCATTGCGGGTGACTGTGGCAGCGACTGTGGGTATGTAAGAGGTGGGGAAGGCTCCGGCTTCTAGTTGTGCGCCCCAGAGGTAGATGCCTGAGGTGCCGTCGCCGGTGTAAAGATCGCCATTAATAGTTCCATCTGTTGCTAAGTTAATTTGAGCGTCAAATCCTGTGCCTGCTGCTGTGCTTGGGATACCTGTTATAAAACACCTAAACCAACCATTTCCAACAGAAACTGCAGCAGCGTTAGAAAACGATCCAGTACCACCAAAACCACTTGCAGATGTGGCTCCCGTATTTAAATTAAAAGATACTCGAATATTGTTTCCAGAAAACCCGTTTAAAAATACCCTGCAAAAACTTCTTTCCGCTGCTTTTGCAAAAAAAGAAAAAGTATATGTTGCGTTTTTAGTGGCAGTTGATGTTTGAATTACCAGATGACTGTTAGTTGCGCTTGTGTCTTCAACCAACTTATCGCCAGTCAAAGTCCCATCAGGCGCAACAATTGTATTTGCCGTGATACTACTGCGAGTTTTCGTCCAAGCCGCATTGTCAAACTCAGACGAGTAAGTCAGCAAATTCGTCCTCTGCTCCTCTATCAGCAAGCCTAGGGACTGTAGTGTGGTGGGGTTGTGATCGAATCTGGCTACACCGCTACTAGCAGTCTGCATCACACCGTTGGCATCAAAGTAAGTAGCATTGGATGCACGAGTGAAGGTGATGCGAGTATCTAAAGAATTGGTACCAGCAAAGTTTAGGTCTAGCGTTGGAAATGGTATGGACAACCCATTGGGAAGCGATACACCGAGGCCAGAGACCCCGGTATATAAGAAGCTGGATACCCCGCCGGTACCGACGCCCATTTTATTGCCCCGGCATTCCGGCTTGGATAATTGTTACTGTTACCGTTCCAGACCCAGAGTTCACATTGACTCTAATGCCACGAACCGGAAACGCATAGTTGCCGTCTTGGTTTGTCGTTTGACTGACCAACACTTCATGGTTAAACCATGTCGCCGTTGACGCATTAAAGTTTTCTGCAAAAACATCATCAAACGTATGCTGGATTGTGTAGTTCACCGTTCCAGATACCACTGCCCCAATGGATACATTAAACACCGCCATGTAGTGATCCATCGGTGCAACAGCAGAGGCTCCTGAACCCGTTTTAGAAATTACAATAGGACGCATATCTACCCCTGTTCTTCAAGTTTACTTTTTGCGCCTGTATCCGGTTCATCAAGTTCAAGACGGGCCAGCATAGCTTTCATCGTATCTATGGCGGCTTGGGAAGCAACGGCCACGTCATGTGCGTGAGCGCGTTGCTGTTCCATTTGCTTGATCTCTTCTAGCAGAAACTCTTTAGTTATCTGCATTAGGCAATCGTACTTACCATGATGTAGTACGTAGTGCCGTTATCACTGATCACAGGGATCGTGTGGGTAGCAGCCGGAGTTCCAGCGGCAGCACGGAAGACCGTACCGGAAGCCGGGGCAGGGACGCGCAACAGAGCGCTAACAGTTCCAGTTCCGCTATTCGTACAACGCAGGTAAGTAGCACCAGACCAAGAGCCGCCCGAAGCAAAATCAGAGTCCAGTTGGATTGCAGAAATCGTACCGCCAGGAGCAGTAGAAGATCCACCGAGAGTTACGCGCAGAGCATTACCGGCACCAGAGATCGTTCCAGATCCATTAATGGACAGGGAGATATGAGCACCGTTGACTGTGCCGCCAGTAGCAGCGCCAGCACCAGTTACGCGGGTAAGAAAACGAGCTGTCTCACCAGAACCGGTAGAGGTAAAGGTCAGACGGGAATAGTTCAGTCGTACATCACCGGTCGTATTTGATGCGGTAACGTAAGAAGAAGAAACGTTGGAAGTAGAGGTAACCGCAATTTCATCAGTAGCGGTGCCGGAGATAAACCCGTTATCCGAGGCGACTGGGCCAGAAAATCGTGTTTGAGCCATTATAAAACTCCTTTAAGGTGTTGATACTTTAACGCAAGACGCCTTACAGAGCTAGTATCGGAACCCAATCGTCTAGCACGTTCTGCGTAAGACATATGATCATTCTCAAGCACAAACTTCAGTTTATCAATAAATTTTGGGTCCGAGTGAAAACGTGCCATTTGCGCCTTTGAAAGTGTTTGCCTGTACTCTGAGCTTTTGTAATCAAACGTCGTAGCTCTTCTTCCAAGTCGAATGCGTTTTTTTACCTCTTCACTATGCGTCTTGCCTCTCATTGGAGCTTTTGCAAAGTCCGCTATGTTGTAAACGGTTGGCTCATCAAACCACGCATCTCCACATAAAAACGCATTTTCTAAATGGTCAAGTTCATCTAAGTTGTTGCACTCCACTTCTATAGCACCATAAAAATTTTCCGCGCTGTACTTGTTGTACGCATTCTGTAGATGGGGGTTTGTGTGCTTGTTCCATCTCAGCAACCGGAAATGTTCTTTGATTCTTTTTTTAACTCTTTGCGATTGCCCTACATAGCACTGGCCTGTGACCTTGTTAACCAACTTGTAAATTCCGCACACATCAATTTTGTATGGCATGAAGAACTCCGTTTTGTGTAGTTTATGCCATAACAGAGAAATTAAAAAGGGGCCGAAGCCCCTTTCTAAACCCTTGAACTACAAGGATTATCCCTGCGAACCGTACATGCCCAAGGGATCCGAGAATCCAAAGGAATAACGCTCACGACTCTTGTAACGAACGTTACCAGTGTCGAAGTCACCGTCCATCGAGTTCTGCAACGGTACGCGCACAAAGTGCTTCATACCATTAGGAACGTCAGTGGTCAGGAACCAGGCGTTGGTGTCCGTCAAGAAGTTGTTAACGGTATACCCTTCAGGGATAGAACCGTTATTCTTGATGGCGTTGATGTCGTTGTCCGCCGTACCAACACGCAGCTCAGTCTCAAGGAGACGGGTAGCCACGAACTGGAGGGCAGGAGGAACGACGAGCTTCTTGGGCTTGGCTGCAATCAGCAGTCCGCGCTCATCCGTCCATGCAGCGATCTGGATCACTGCGTTCTCAAGAGAGGTCTCGTTGAGATCGGTAGGAGTCGTGGGGATGTTGCTGTTTGTGCCACCAGAAACCAAGGGGTGTGCGTTCGAGAACAAAGGTTGACCGTCGCCACCAGCAAAGGCAGAGTCAAATCCATTGTTCAGAACCGCAGCGGCCTTAATCTGCTTGGTGTAAGCCATAGCACGGGCCAGGGCTTTGGTGTAACGAGCAGACAGGCTGTCGTACAGGTTGTCCTCGATGGCCTCTTCGGTCAGCGAGAAACCCAAAGCAATGGTTTCGTGGTTATAGCGAGCAGACCATGCTTCCTGGGCGTTGTCATAAGCGATGGCAGAACCTTCGTTCTTAACCGGCGCTGCTGAGAAGCCAGAGAGCTTGGTTTCCTCTTCAAACGAACGCTCGGAAGTCTCAGTTTCGTAGATTTCCTTGTGCTGTTCGCCGTAACGAGCATACTCCAGACCAAACAAAGCGTTCAGGCCAGGGAGAAGCTCTTTCAGTAGTTGTGCGCGTGAAATAGCCATTTATATTCTCCTTAAGCCGTGTACGCAGTGCCGGTCAGCGCCGTGTATTGCGGGTCGTTAATCTTCACAATGACTTCAGGGTAAATAACAACACCACTGGAGACAAAGGAAGTATCAGGAACGACAGCAATAACGCGGAACGGAAGCGTGGTAACAGCACCAGCGCCGTTGGCCGGAAGAACAACAGAAGACCCGGAATCGCCTGTAGCAGTCGAACCGGTACCATAAACAGTAGCTACGTTAGCGCCAACGATAGTCTGGTTTGCACCAGTCACCACAGCCGTATCACCAGAAGTCGTGATAGCCACTTTGTACGCAGCCGACGGATCAACCACTACGTAGGCGATGGCGTTAGTAACTGCCGTGCCGGGATAGTATTGAGCCTGAACGGTCTGCCCAGACGAGTTGGTGTACTGGCATCCCATGAACACACCAACAATGGTGCCGCTCGTAGTTGCGCCAGAAAGCTCGATAGAACCACCCGCAACGACTTTAACCGTGTCACCGAAATAGATGGCCGTGTTGTAGGTGCCAGCAATACGAATCTGCTGCGTAGCACCAGCATACGGTAGACCATCAATACGGTTAACAGGCTTAAAGCCGTAGGGCTTACTAATAGTAGGATAAGCCATTGTTAACTCCTAAAGATTAAGTTCCTTTACCAAAGCTACTCGTAGACTTCCGCTCTTTAAAGAGGGGCATCCTTGGGTCGCTTTGCCGCATTAAATTATTGTCCACGGCTTCCGTCTGAGATGCGGTCTGGTTACGGTACCAATCCGAACGCTGATCTACAAACTCTTCTGGTGCCTTGCACAACAATAGTCCACCGATCTCAATGTTGTCTTTGAAACGACTTGAAGGATCGATGAGCAGTTTAAATTTAGGTTGCTCTTCAACGGATACCGGCTCCCATCCCTCTCTCATTTTGGTAGAGAGGTTACGTGGATCAGCCTGGTTCAACATTGAGACGCGAATCCAGCGATACGCATACCCAACCTGTTTGTCTGGTTCGGGGAGAAGCTCAGGGGGCATCCACTGCTTGGGACGCTCTGTGACTGCTCGGGTTGCTACTTCGCGTGTTGCTCGATTTTGCTCAGCCATTTTGGGCCTCCAATTTTTTAAGTTCTAAGGCGTACTGCTCTGGTGTTAATCCCAACTTCTTAGCCAATTGAACCTGGCTCGCTCTCAACCGTATCTTGTTAGATGCGGTGCTGCGTACTGCTGGGGCTACTACCGTGCTCGATCTTGTACGAGACTCAGCTTTTGCCTTTGGAACCTCGGCTTCCTCAAAATTCTCAGGAAACCGTTTGCGAATTGTTCTGTCCAAAATCGCGTAATACTCATCAGACCCTATTTGCACCTCGCCGCTCTTCTTGAGTTTTTCGTGTAAACCCAAGGCCGCAGCGGTCATCTCGTCGTCTTGGCCATACCAGGGATTTCGGTCCTGCCATGACTGTAACTTCGGATTTGCCCGAGGTTGCGGGGTCTCGTATGTATTTTGTACCTGAAAATTTTCTTCTTGTAAAGCAGGCATTTGGAAGTTCTGTGCCTGCATAGACCGGATTTGGGCAGTTTGAAGCTCTTTCTGGGCCTCTAACACCTTGTCAGAATCCCCAGAATCATAGGCTTCTTTGTACTGCACTTCAGCCATTTTGAGCTTTAACGCGGCAGCTTCTTGTAAAGTAGTGGCATATTCTTTCCCACCAGTATCAAGAATCTGTTTAATCCGCTTGTTCTCATTCATGAGCTGCTGCGCCAGGCGTACAGCCTCTTGCTGCTCTCGATATGCGGCCTCTTTCTCGCGGCGCTCGTCGTGCCAAACCTTCCGCATTTGCTTGAGTTTTTGTTTGACCTCGTCGTCATAAGCCTCTAGGTCATCTTTCTCAAGCTCCTCTTTGAGAGGGGCGGGCAATGGCTGACGGCCACGATCCTCTTCAGGCGTGTCGTCTTCTATTTCGACTTCGACCTTATCGTTTTTGTCGTTTCCAATAGTGACGCTCAGTTCATTAGTCTGTTCGTCGGGGAATTTAAATTCATCTTTTTCAAATTCAGGCATCTTGTCCTCCTGTTACTTACGTTTGATTCCGCGAGGGTCCATCACCGTTGCCTCTACTGAGTCATCGTTAATGAGTCGAAACTCGCGTCCGTGGATTAATAGCCGTGTACCGGCGTTTGGCCTTACCAATACAAAATCACCTTTCTTGCACCACGGTCCCGTGGGGAATCGAGAAGTGTCTTTGTAACAGTCTGGGCCTAGATCAATGACAAACAACACCGTCGTTAAGATCTCTTCATAGTGAATGGTTGTATCTGCTTTAACCAATCCACTGTCGTACTCTTTCTCTACTTCTGGTATTGCACACAGAATCCTATAGCCAGAGGGCTTTGGAAGCTGCCTTGCTTTCTCTTCGTTGGTTGCTTCTAGGTTAATTGCGCCTACGACCTGCGGTTTATCGGGATTTGTGCCGATTAGCAGACTACTCATCAGTGTTCTCCATCTTTTGTTTAAGGTCTAATGCGTACCCCCTTGCAGTGAGCAGACCCCGGATCTCACCGCAAATTCTTTTGTATTCCTCAAGACTTTCGCACTTCCCTTCTGCCAAGAAGTCTTTCAGTTGAGAAACTTTGTCGTCTGTTTGTTCGACGATTACTTCTAGTTCAGTCATTTGTTAGCCTTTGGTTGTTGGGGGCGTTGCTGCTGTACTTCTTTTTGATGTGCCTGGCTAGACAACTGTTTTGCAATGTCTACGCCCATGCGAATGATTTCCTTCTCTCGGCCATCGCGCATTTCGGCTGCGGTGCGAATAGCCTCAAGCTCCGTATCACTCTGTAACTTCTGCTTTTGGAACTCAGCCTGCGAAATAATCCGACCGGCTTCGATCTCTTGCTGGCGTTTACGCAACTCAATATCAGCCATGTCCTTCTGGGCCTTGCGTTGAATCTCTGCTTGTTTCATCGCAAGCTCTTGCTGCTGCATCTGAATGATCGGATCTTGGGCCTGCTGCTGCGCTTGTTGTTGCGCGACCTGAGCCTGGTTCTGCGACAGAAGCCGTTGTGCAGCTTGAGCCAACATCGGTGCCAGGCGAGCTTCGACTTCAGGATTCATACCAACCTCTTCACCCATCTCATCTTCTTTGGGCGGCAGGTTAAATCCAAGCTGTAGCTCGATCTGCTTGCGATACTCCATACCCAAGTGCTCGTTGATATGGTTCATCATTGCCGCTTGCATCTGTGTGGCCATCGGGTTGTTCTTCAGCAACTCTTGGATCATTGGATCTTGCATAGCAGACATGTGCACCGTGATATGCGCTCTGTGATCCTGGTACGCAAACGCTTTAACCGGCTTGTTACGGAGGATGTTTTGGTTCTCTGTTACAGGATCTGCTGGCTTCTGATCCTCGTCCATCGGCACTAGCTTCTGTGCATCTTTAATTCCAAGCACATCGAGCATTTGTCGGTGAAGTAGTGGCAGGTTATATAACTGTGGAGCCGCCTGCGCCAACTGCATGACCGCCTGATACTGAACGATCTTTTGCGCCATCGTCGAGGCATTTGGGTCTGAAACCGGGATAACATCAACATCGTCATAGTCTGTTTTCTTCGCCCGGCGGTGTCCGTCTACTGGTTCATAGCTGTACTCATCAGGCGTATATGCCGC